AGGTTTGTATATGAACATACTCCCATTTTAGGTGTAATAAACATGGGTGGCATATTAAATAAAACAGGTGGTGGATCACAGACTATGGCAGTCAGAATGGGCAAGCAGTTTAGCGGTATTGCTACACTAGGTGCTTTCTTTGCTATGCGTGTACATATGGGTGATGAGAATACTAAATTCTATGAGTATAAAGACCCAACTTCAGGTGGTGTAGTAAATGCTAAAGCTGCTCTTGGACCATTTATGGCTCCTGCTTACATAGCAGATATGCTTTATCGTTTAGGAAAACCCGGCGGTGTATTTGAAACAGAGTACGGTCTTCCTCCATTACATGATAATGACCGTGTTGCTCTTGAAAAAGTAAATACTAGAGAGGCAATTGAAGCATTGACTGGTAGTCAGTTTCGGTCTGGCACGGGGCTAGATATTATTGATGGTTCTGTTAAATTACTGCTTGGTGAAACAGCAGAAGCAAAAGGCACGGATAGGATTGAAGCAGGAGTAGCTAAATTTTTAGGTAACTATTTAGGTTCTTTTGCTGTTGGTGGGGGAATGATTAAAGATATATATGCTCAGTATGACCCAGCATATATAAATGTACCGCTAAATGAAGATTTACAATTTTGGCCTTATCTGTTTAAACAGGCAACACGTAGTCTACCTGTGCCAACAGATGATCCTATTTTGTATTCACCTCTTAATCCTAGAGAGGCTATGCAATCAACAACTAAAACAATACCGTTAAGAAATGTAAATCCGATACTTAAACAAATTACAGGAGTTACATTTGAAGAACGTAGAAACTACGCAGAAAATGAGTTAAATAGATTGCAGTTTGATTGGGTTGAAGTTGCTCCACGAAGAACACTTGATCCTCAACTAGATAATGAAGCAAAAGCACTGTTAGGTAATCATATAGAAAATGTATTGTCTGACGAGGTCATTTCGCCTTTTTATCAAAGCATAGAAACCGATACATTGAAAAGAAAATATCTAAGAGACATAGTACAAATTATTAAAGCAGAGGCTGTAAATGACGTTAGTCAATATAAAATAGGTGATACAGAAAAAGACTATCAACGAAAAAATAGAGTTCGTTATTATAGAGAAATTCCAGCACAAATTAGAAAAATAATGGAACAAGAATATGATGCAAAAGCAGGAAAAGGTTCTTTTGCAGAGGATCAAGATTTTGCGTACATGCTTGACGAATATAACATGCCTGAAACGGGATATAAAGATCAGCTTTCTAAGAAAAATCTTAAGCGTATATACGAAAGAGGCATAATATACAAATAACAAAAGGGGGCAATTAAGCCCCCTCTTTTTATGTCCAGTATTCTAACTCCCACCAACCATTAAAATCTTTGGCGCAATCACATATAGTATTTGTAAGTGCCATCCCTATCACATATGACAACCACAGAATAATCATTGTTATAGGCAGTACCCTAACGATTATCCCCACTACCCGAAAGAGTACCACGAGCCTTGCGATCAGCCAGTTTCTGTAAGTTATTATCCATGATATGTCCAAGGTCCATCCCCATTTCTTGTGCTAGCACTGCACAGTACCACATTACATCCCCAATCTCGTAGCCAATTTCAATCTTCTTGGCTTCATATTCATCCTGTGTAGCACCGTCACGAATAAACTTCTTTACCTTATTAGCAATCTCTCCCGCCTCACCCGTCAGGCCCAGAGTTAAATACTCTGTGGCCTTTTCTTTTGGGAAGATGGCAGTCTCACATGCCTTCTCTTGATAGGTTGTTCCTGTAATTTGACTCATCCTATTCTCCTTCATCCACTGTCTAGCTTCTTGCTCTAGATTGTTCATTCTTTTGTACCCTTTTTAGGTTAGCATTGTAAGCATCATTCCAGCCTCTTTGCCACTCACGAAACTGCATGGTGTTAGGGTGCAGTTTCCTTTCTACCTTTGGTTTAATTTTCTTATCTTTGCCAATAGATTCACCCCAAGTAAAAAAGTCTTGATGTCCCCACTCGTATTGTAACTTAAGTGGAGCATCATATTTACTTAATCCATTACGCCTTTTCATTCTCTTCCCCTTGAGATTCTAGTCTTACTGATTCAGATAGGCTTCTACCAAACTCTGCACTGGCAACTTTAAGCTGATCAAGATGCATACGTGCAATTTTTATCCTGCCCTTCAAGTCCATTACTTGTTCTAATAAGTACTTCTGCAGGTCTGTCAAGTCATCTAGTGCATATTCTTCCCCATCAATTGTAACCATCTGCTTATTCTCTTCTGCCATTTTCATCTCCTTTTTTAAACTGTGTATTTTTCCTACAGATACATTATACTTATTTGCTAACTTTCTAACAGTCATTTTACTATTAACATCTTTTCTAAAGAACTCTTGAAAGTCAGGATGTATCGTTTTCTCTGGTCTTCCTGTTTTCATCTTTTTCCTTTTCCTTTAGCCATTCTCCCCACTGTTCAGACTTGCGGGGTGGATTAGCAATCAACCAATCCTCGCCCCGTTTCCAGACAAACCTACTCATTAAAGTAGTTGTCCAGAATATCTAGTCTGTCTTCATGCATAGCCATCTTATCTAACTCAGCTTGTATAGCTTCCATAATATCTGAATGCTCTCCGATACCTGCCGGGTTTTTAAGATAAACTTCAATATTCATACAATGCAACTGGGTATTAGCCCTTGCGTGCTGCTTTAATGTTTGTATCATCATCTCTCTCATTTGTCAACACCTTTCCGTTTAAATCTGTGCTTAAAGAATACAATCAAATTGATTGTGGTGTTGACAGTGATAGCTAGTATCAGCCACCACTGCCACCATGTAGGCATGCCCATTCCTTCAATCATGCTGCGTTCAAGTCTACAATTTCACAGGCATCTGCAGTACACGCTAACTCACGTCCACCTGTAGTTGTGTCTTCTTTCTCAAAGTCTTTCAGCTTTGACCAGTTAACACTATTAGGCATCTGTACTAACATAGCATTATATTCATCTTCTGTACAGTCCTGATATGGTGCTTGCTTGTATGTATGATCACTGAACGGCAAGAAGCTGATGCCTGACACTTCATCAAAGTGTTTGTATACCCAAGCACCTACATCCATCCACTCTTCTTCCTTCACAGAGATTGTTACTGATGGTTTGTGTTCGCACCAGTAACGCTGATAGGTAAGCCACAACTCAAGCTGTTCAATGGCTGTTAAAATTGTACGTGTAACAGCATAACGTGGAGATGCCATAGGGAAGCTGAACACTGTAGTAGACTCTGGCTTCATAACATCTGGCTCTGCTGGGATACCTTCCGATATCAAGAACTGTGTAAGCGGGTCTTTGTTATCGCCACGTACAGTCCGAATGTAGTGTGGGTTGTGCCTTGCATGAATACCAGACGCACTGTCTACAAGCTGTGACACTGTACCACTAGGCTTGACGCATGTGATGGCTGTTGACTGTGGAATACCAAGCTGTTCAGCCATAGCAGAATTAGTCTCTACTGCTGTGTCGCGCAGTGTCTCCAGTGTCTGACCAATGTTCTTGCCAAGGTGTGCAGATGTACCACTTAGCAAGTCGTTGTCCATGATACCAGTCAGTGACACGCCCAACAAACGCTCTTCCTCTGTGTTCTTCTGCCACACCTTACGCAGATATTTGAAGTCCGTCAGTGTTGATTGGAACGTACCCAAGATTGTAGCCAAGCGTACCTTCTCACGTAACGACTGCTGCGTGTCACCCGCACGGGCAACTACCTCTGATAAGTTACAGAACTGATATGGACGTAAGATAATTTCACTGCAAGGATTGCATCCGAAATCATGTTGTATATCTCGTCTGCCATTCTTAGCTGCTTGTGTCTGTGCTGCCTGACGATTAAAGATACCACGCTCACCCGACTTAGATTCATACAATGATACCCATTCACGCATGAATGTACCCATCTCTGGCTTACCCTTATAGGCTACAGAGTTGTTAGCCAAGGCACGTTGCCCTTCATTCTCCCACCACTGTCCTGACTTAGCATGTGCCATTTGGTCATCATTTAAGTTAGACAGGCTGATGAGTGCGCTACGGCGTACACCACCTACAACTACAACTTCACCAATTTTACACATAATATCATGGCATTCAATAGGGAATAGCCTACGACCTGCTGCGTTCTTGAACTTAGCAATGACAAAATCAAACAGTTCTTCTAATGGTGCTGGTCCACTTGCACGACCACCNAATGTCTTNAGCCTTGCACCTGCAGGACGTACCTCTGAAACATCCCACTTTGGTATCTGACCAGCATACAATAAAGAGATAAGTTCACGTAGAGACTTTGCCCATCCGGGGCGGCTATCACCTACCTTGATTACGGTATTTGTATCGTGCATCACTTCATTAACAATAGGCATCTTGTCTACGTTCTCACGCTCCACAGAGAAGCCTACACCTGTGCCACACATTAGGATGTACATAGTCTCATCAAATGCTCTAGGGCTATCCACAGGGACGTAAGAACAGTTGTATGCACCAACGTGGCAACGGTCTAGTGCAGGGCCAGATGTCATCAAGGCTCTCATGCTAGGCATGATGTCTTGATTCAGTACAGCTTGCTCTAGTTCACTGCGTAGGTCATCAGGTAATTTGTACTGGTAGTTAGCACCTAGATGCCCTTCCATATAGTCAAAGTAGCGTTCTACTGTCTCAACCCATGTCTCACGGCGTTGTTCATGTTCTTTCCATCGTGCATACCGTGATAGCGCGATAAAGTTTTGATAATCTGTTGGTAGATAATTATTCATTCTTTATTCTCCATAACTGCTCTAATTGATTTTACTGTAACACCTTCTATGTCATGTATCAAGTCTAAAAACGCATCTTCTAACTCTTCATCTACTCTACCGTCAGACGGTATAGGATATTCTTCTTCATCAATATCTAGTGAGACAAACATTTTAACTCTCATCACTAGCCGCCACATCTTCTAGGAGAGTATTAAGATACCACTGTGCTTTCTCTAAATCTTCTAGTGGTCTGCCTTTGTAATCAAAACGCCATAGGTACTTCATAATATTTCCTTGTAAGTAATATTTAAAGTTTGGCCCTAGTGCTGCTTGAATAGCTGCAATACACTCAATACCGGATTGATTATAGTGTGAGGGACTGTTTACCATGTCAACATTACCATATGCTTCTTTACCTGTTTGTTCTGCGG